AATGATGGCCAAGCAGCGTTGATCGCTCAAAGTAAGACACAGCACAAAAACCAAGAAACACCTTACTGGAACACACGAAGAACCCAAGTTAGCTATAGCTTTTGGGAACGGCTAAGTCGTGGACTCGTAAACACTACGGAGGGATCAAACCATGCTGAGTAAATCGTTAAGCTGGTTTCTTACAACTTCAACCATTGTAGGAATCCCCGTAACTATCGCCATTATCTTGGTAGGTGTTGAACGGTCTGTTCATACACTCACTTGCGAAACTGTGCGTTACGGTTGTAGCCGTTCGTTTACCCAATCAGTTGAGTACATCACTGAACAAGTAGACCAGGATACAGACGTAGTAATTACGCCAAAACGACGAAAGTAACCTTGCTATGTAATCATAGCGATTGTATAAGCAACTTAGCGGATAAACCGCAATAAAGGAGACGACTATGACAAGTGAAACAGAGAAAGCATTAGACTTTTTTTACCGTGACGAGGACGCTTTGAAGTTGGTGAATGAGATGCTGGAAAGCGGCAAACCATGTCGAGTGATTGCTGCCTCACTTCACGAGTACATGAACCAACTCAGCAAGTTTGAACTAATGGCGATCTATCACAGGCTGATGGTTGACGTAGTGGAAGCAACCGATTGGGACGAAGTAGCAAACCGTATGCTGTGCGACTGGTATGGCGCTCACTCAGACAACAACTGCTAACAACAAAGGAGACAACAATATGAATGATAAGATTTTTCAAGCGTTTATCGCAGCACAAAAACAATTCGGACCAGCATTAAAAACTAGTACTAACCCTCACTTCAGATCACGATATGCGGATCTAAGTGCTTGCGTAGAAGCTGTAATTGATTCGCTAAACAGTAACGGTATCGGATTAGTCCAGATTACCCATCCCTGCGAGTCAGGAGTGACTGTTGAAACGATTCTAATTCACGAGTCTGGGCAGACAATGAGCAGCGGATCGTTACATTTGCCAGCGTCAAAGCAAGACGCTCAGGGATATGGATCTGCACTCACTTATGCTCGCCGTTACTCACTAATGGCAATCTGTGGGATAGCTCCAGAGGACGATGATGGCAACAAGGCAAGTAAGCCTATTACAGTTAATGCCAAAGACGTAAAAGTTGAAAGAGTATCGTTAGTTAATAAAGATACTGGAGAAGTAACTGAAGTGTTGTCAGCTACCAAAGAACCGAAGAAGTCACGGATTGAGCGCACGATCTACGACATTCGGACGCTATCAGACGAGCAACAACCAGCAGCAGCAGAGTATTTAAAGCAACATAGTTGCGAGTACAGCGAAGCTCTGGGAGTTTGGACTTGCCCAATTAGACTTCAAAGACTTCAAAGTTGCATTGTGGAAAAGGTAGCAAATGAAAAGGCTTAGAGTAGAAAAACCAAATAAACCAAAACAAGTCAGACGATACGATGCGCCAAGGGCTGGCTATCGCCGTTGGACTACCCAAGTACGTTTGGATCTGTTTGAGGATTTCTGCAAGGTAGCTGCAAACGAAGATAAGGTGTTGATCGATGCTGTGGAAGAAGCATTAGAAAACTGGACTTACCACGAAGGAGACATAAAAAATGACCATGAATAAGACAATCGCCTCAGAAGCTCTAGGATACGTTATAAGCAAAGATCGCTACCTAGGGGATGGGAGGATAGCCATGAGGGAAAAGAAAGCCTACATAGCCGGTATAGAGGCTATAAAAGAGATTCTAGCTAATCGGCTGGACCGCTTGTTGTGGAAGGCTGAGAAAAGTAACACGGATTATGATAGAGCGAGGCTAGACGGGGCTCTATGGTTGTATGAAGTTTTAGAAGGGGATGAGTAACAATACTCCGACTTAGCTCAGTTGGTAGAGCAAGTGACTGTTAATCACTTGGTCCTTGGTTCGAGTCCAAGAGTCGGAGCCAACATAAAAAGATACCCTCCAGCGGAATCAAGAAACCGAAGGAGGGTATTAAAACTCAGTGACTAGCTGTGTTTTCGTATGGAGACATGGAAAGACCATGACGCCCGAAGGGTAGCATCCTAAAATCTCTTCTTCAATCCAAACCGTTCAGCCGCTTCATTCACTTCATTAAGATTCATTTCTGTTTTGATCTGATTATTGATCTGGTTAATTGATCTGATTAGTGTATCAGGTTGATACAGATCAAACCCCGATTTTGATACAGATCGCCCTTCATTTTGATACAGATCGGGGCCACCATCTGTATCAAGTTGATACAGATCAGATTCGCTTGGGTATGAGGTATAAAGGTATCGTTTACGACCTTCACGGCTAAACTTTAGCCATCCTTCTTTAATTAAAAGCTGAACAGCTCGCTCTGCGGTAGCCTCAGATTCGTTTATTCGGCTGGCTAATTCCTGGCGTGATATGAAGCATGGTTTATTGTTAGCTTCAAACTCTGAAACAATGGCATAAATCAAAACCTCCCTCGCCGTAATAGAACCACAAAGCATATCGGTAAATGACTTGAGGAAATAGCGAGTAGTTGGTAATTTCTTTTTCATAGTCCATTCCATGTAGCCGCTCAGTTCCCCACCAAGGTATGAGCGGCTTTTTTATTTGGGTTGATTCTTCAACCATTGATCAACTTCGCTTGCCTTGAATCTTCGTACGCCACCTAGCTTTACACTGGGTAATCCAATTTTCATGTAACGGTAAATCGTCGCACGAGCGACATTCAGATAGGTAGCGAGTTCTCGCATCGTTAAGTATTTTTCTATTTCAATCATATTATGCCTTGCGATGACTCTAAACTCGTTGCATGATACACATCGCAACAACTAACGACAAGGAATTATATGGCACGACCACTTCAAACCTGGAAGAACAAAGGGATCGATATAGCCGCATGGCCAACCAAAAACGGTGGAGTCAGCTTTACTATTCGCAAAACGTTCAAACCTAAAGATGCAACTGAGTGGCAAGAGTCAAAGAGCTATTTCCCCAATGAACTTGCTATGCTTGCAGACCTGATCAAGCAAGCTACAACCTGGGCACATGAAGAGTTTGGGGAACCCGTACCATTTGTTGATACACGCCCTGTACATCCAAAAGTTGCCGCTGTGGTTAAGTCGGTTATCGAAGATGATGATCAGATACCATTTTAAGCAACAGGGGAGACAATGACACAGTTTAGACTAGACACAGGGGAAGCGTTGCACGCCGCTATTGCAGGGCTACAGCGTCAATTTAGAGCCATTCAGAGGCAAGCTAAGAACAATTACGGTAATTTGGTTAATGATGAGTTTTCGACAAATGTTCACGCCGCTATCGCAGAAGCAACAGTAGCCAAACTGCTTGGATTGTATGCAAACCTATCAACCTCAGATCGAACTGTGGCTGATGTAGGTAACAACATCGAAGTACGCAGCACGCTGTATAAAAAAGGCAGCTTAATTTTACACGAAAAGGACAAGGACGACCGAAAGTATTATTTGGTCTGTGGTATGTACCCAGACCTTACTGTAGTCGGCTGGCGCTATGGCCATGAGTGTAAAAAGGACCGCTATTGGGTAACAAAAGATAAGGAAGGCAAGAAGTTAGAGCATCCGTATTGGATGGTGCCACAAAGCGATCTCAACCCTGAACTTATTGAGGTGGTTCTGTGAAAATTTATAGCTTGCATACAATTACAGACGGAAAATGGTGCGTTCGTCTGAAAATCAGAGAGAACGACAACTATCGCTATCGCTACGAATCGAGGCCAGACCTACGAGCATTAGTGGATACTTATTACAACTCATCGCCGGAAGAGTTGGCCAAAATCATCCTTGATAACGTGCTTGGATGTGATGCGGTTGAAGTTGGACTTATGTGTAGCCCTGGGATTTACATGGAGCGCACATGAAATCAGCGGAAGAGTTAGCTCGTGAGTACGTTGCCTCCCTTAAATTGGGAGAATATGGGAAAGAGTTTGACGCATTTATAGCGGGGTATATTGCGTGTTTGGAAAATTGGGCATGGAATGACGATGAGCGAAAAGAAGATCAATCTGGATGAGGTAATTCAAAAGAAGTTTCCCGCCTCAATGTTCCCTGGGGCAGACGAGCAAACAATGGTTCAACTCTACAGGGCATATAGTTGTGGAGTTAAAGATGGCTACGGAATGAGCAACCATAATGTTATGATTGACATGGGTAACAAACCAACTTTGGGGGAACTATTATATGCCGCTCAACAAAAAGGGATTAAAGATTCGTAGCGCAATGGAAAAGTTCTATGGCAAAAAGAAAGGCGAAGAGATTTTCTATGCCAGCGAGAATAAGGGAACGATTAAAGGCGTGACCAAGAAGAAGAAGAAGTGAGATTAAAGAAACCTCAACGGCGACCTGAAGAACAAGAGCAAACAACCTTCTTCGATTACTGTCGAGCCAAATCTCATTGCCATCCCGCATACTCAATGGCGTTCGCTATTCCAAACGAGCGCAAAGCATCCATACAACGCCGCATGGCTATGAAACGTGCTGGGCTGACGAAAGGCATACCAGACATATGCGTTCCTGTGCCAAATGATAAGTATTCGGCGTTGTATATAGAGATGAAGGTAAAACCAAATAAACCATCGCCAGAGCAGATTGCAATAATGAAATTTCTTTGCGCTGTTGGCAATTATGCTGTGCTTTGTTGGTCGGCGAATGAGGCAATAGAGATAATCGACAAGTACATAGCTAATCAATTATGAGATGCTTTACAGCAAACCTAGAAGAAGAAGGCCACAACATAGAAACGCCAGAGCGCAACTTGTGGTTTGCTGTAATCGAGCGAGCATTAAAAGATTACTGTTTCTTCTTTGATAAGCTACGCACTCCAGGCAATGGGCAACTAATCCAATACGATAAGTTGAGTTACAACGCTAAGGAGAGCTTCAATATCAAAGCTATCTGTGAACTGAATCGCCTGCGCTGGTTCATTTTTGATAGCACTCCACGCCCATTTAACCTTGAGTATTTAACAGAGCAGTTATACGAGGACGGTCCTGGGGCAGCGAGTTCAATACGCAAAGAAGCAAAAGAGCAGTTCAAACTACACTATGAAGAAGCGGAGCGAATAGGCCAGTACATGGCAGTCATTCACTACATTCGTGAAAACACCAACGCTCTTAACTCGCAAGCAGCAAAGAGCGTTAGTCGTTTAAGGAACAAACGATATAGACTGATTTAACGCTTCTTCTTGTCTTTGATAGACCAAACTTGAGAAGCACCATATAACACAGCGCCAGCCACTACTGGCTCTGCTGCTGCTGCAAGATTATGCGCATCAGCTTAATTAACTCCAATGGTAAGCAAGCTACCAGCGGCAAGTGTTAGCAAATGGCGCACTAGCGAAAAGATAATAAGTTCCATGCAGTTCTCCCTGCTTTAATGTATTGATAAATCGAATGATTGCAGTTTCGTTTGTTTGGATATTGCCAAGTATTTGAATTGCAATTCATCCAGCCAGACCAATAAAACCTTAGATCACACTGTTTAGTGTTTGCGGCAAATTGTTTTAAGTCAATGCTAGAGTTTGCCTCTGTCCCATCCATATCAGCTATACACGGCTGTTTAAGATTAGGATCAATTCCATGCCGCTCGCAGACGGTTCCACGCAAGCAGTTGGCTCTGAGAGGATTATCCACAATGATACAATTAGGCAAAGCAGCAGATACAGCACCAATGAGAGATTTTCTAGCTGATTCATTCAGATCACACTCTAAACAAGGTGAGACGTAGCAAGTTAGCGGTCCTCTTGATTGTTCGATCCGCTGCTTTAATCGCATGGCTAATACGTCTAGCCTTCTTCTTAGTCGTGATTGTGAGTTCTTAGCTGCTCTATTTGCCGACTGTATCGAGTATCCCCAAAATACATCATGCCGCTGGCAACGCTTGTTTCTAAGACATGGCCCATTGGCTAAATGTACTCGTATAGTCTTACGCTTATTCTGCTTTAGGATTGTATTGGCGCACTCACACTTGCTGCCAAACGAGTCCTCAAGCCATCCAACGGTTATAGGCGTTCTACGCCATGTAGCGAGAGTCTTAGAACACTCCCATGTGTCGTTACATAATCCTATGTAACTTGTGCCCTGGGCTTGTGCAGAGGCTATAAATGCCAACAGCACAATTAGGACTCTCATTTTTCTAGTATCCTATCAATCTTCTGCTCTATCCGTTGCAAGCGATCCTTAATCCCCGTCATCTCGCTTTGCATCACTTCAACGTGCATTGTCAGTTGGTACTTGCTTTGCTCTAGCTCTTTAAGCGAGTTCTTTACCTGCCTATAATCCATGCCAACCAGTGATATTACCACGCCAATAACTCCTTTGATTAGTAGGTCTAACCAATAGCGCAACTCGGTAACATCACCGTCCGTCATACGATCTCCAACGTAGCCTCTTCTTCATTATTCATAGCAAGCATGAATTGTTCAAACGCTGCACGACTCGAAAGAACTGCTACATTAGTTCCAAGCAAGCCATACATCATGCCAAGCAATATACATCCATGCGTATCTTCTTTGGTGTTTCCAGCGTGAATTAGAATGTGGCTACGGTTTGGTACATCACAAACTAAGTAAACTTTGCCAAATTTTGGAGAATCGTGGCGTTTGATTTTGTATTTACCAGCGGGGATACAACTTAATTGCTTCTCGTTATCGAACCAACGATCTTCAAGCGTCACAAACATAGGACGAGCATCGAGACACAGCACGCCAAGCGTAGCGTCTTTGTATTCCGATACTCGTACTAGCTTGAGTTTCATTACTATACGCTTGGATAAGTGAAGTTAATGTTAATAGCAGCCGTGTTCGTACCCCAAGATGACACTCCTGCATTGGTTAATAATGTAAAAGTTGAATTGCCAGCGTCATTTTGTGCTAATCCAATTCCGTTTGTTGATGTTAATAAAGAACGATATGGATTTAATGCATAACTACCACCAGCGTAGCTAGAGTTAACAGGAATGGAACAAGTTACCGTAATTCCAACTCCTGTAGTTGAGAAGGTAACGTATAATGATAGCTCTACGCTTTTCCCTCGCTTTCTATACTGTGCTCGTGTTGCTACAACGCTGCTAATAGAACCGCCGCTAGTTGTTGCAATGGTAGGAGTATAACTAAGCCATCCACCTGGATCATTTGTTATACGAAAATTAGTTCCATCATAAATAAGTTCCATGATGACTCCAGCTACCCAACTTCCTAATGTTGGGTTAGTTGAATCCTCATTGTTAACAATGTTTTTTACTCCAAGACCGTTGATATTAAGTGTATGGGCCGTAGCCGTTGCTCCAGTCGAGCCAAGCGAAGCTCCAATAATCATCCTGAATTTTTGTCCAGCCTTGTATCCAGTAATCGCCGGAGTTGCCGATGCTGTTTGTGCGGTAGCTGTTCCTCCAGTAGTGCCAAGCCAAATGTAATCACCGTTTTGTATTGGTGTTACATCGTTCAATAACTGAAATTGAGTGCCATCATAGAGAACTTCATAAGCCCTTCCAGCTACGATTTCTCCAGCTCCAATAGCAGCGCCAGTAGCAGCATTGAATATGTTTTTAGCAGCTACTCCATTTACGTTAAGCGTTGCTGCTGCTGTGTTTGTAAATCCAGCTAAGAAAGAAAATCTTTGCCCAGCGGCATAAGCAGTAATAGCAGGGGAAAGAGTAAGCGTTTGAGCATTGGCAGAACCGCCAGAGGTAGCGCCATATTTTAATGCGCTGTCTTGTACTTGTCCAACTTGAGCAATGTCATTTCTAGCTGTGCCAGCAGCAGCATTTGTTATGCGGTTGTTACCCATATTAAGATTGTTGCCCATTGAATTAGTACCGTCTTTTGCAAGACAGTTGTTAATTCCAGAAGCAAAATCATCATCCTGTGCATCGTGGCGTCCAGCCTCAATACCAATGCCTAGTGATGCGTCACCAGTCCAACCATTAGTCCCGTAATTTCCTTTGCGGTATGTTCCACCTGACCAACTCATACGCTCACCTATGCTCTATATTGATTTGCCTTAGTTAAAACTCTATTAACATACTTCTGCGTTTCTCCAGGAGTCCAAGCTATATCAAGAATGTTTTCCCATGTTGGAGAAACACCTTCTCTATTAGCTCTACTAACGGCTCTTTGAACTCTAGCTGGCCCCCAATTAAACGCTGCTGCTGCTAATTTCTGATCGTCCTTGAAAGTCTTTAGCTGTTGAGCAAGATAGCGGATACCACCATCAATGTTTTGTACTGGATCTGTTGGGTCAACGCCAAGGTCTTTTGCTGTCCCAGGCATTAGCTGGAATATGCCAGTAGCGCCCTTATCGCTTTTAGCTTTTGGATTAAACGATGATTCAGAAGCAGCTACCGCTTTTGCAAACGCTGGCGGGACTCCATACTTTAAAGCAGTCTTTTCAATAAGCGATTCGTAATCAGCTTTCTTTGGATTGCTTGGCAAAACACCTTCTGTTGGCTTTGCTTGCTCTTGCATAGCCATAGAAGAATCTGTGCTAGGCGTATATTGTCTTGGCACTATTGGAGAAGTAGCAGATGAGTTTATATCCGCTAAAATGCTTTCAATCTCTGGGATGCCTGTACTAAGACCTACTCCACCTATAGCCATTCCAGACTTGCTTGGACCTTTTGGAGCGGCTGGAGTCATAAGCTCTTGTTCTGCTTTCCCAGCAACTTTTCTTCCAGCTCTTTGTGCTACCTGTCCAGTTATTTCCCCCGCTGCTTTAGAGGCTTGTAATGCTCTAACTAGTGGGGCTAATCCAGTTAATGTTTCACGAGTTGTTGGGCTAAAGTAAATGCTTGCTAAATCTTCATAGAACTTAGTTTCTGGCTGATTGATAAGAGCTTTAGAAAGCAATCCTAATGCTTTGCTTCCCCATCCTTCCTTCTTGGCAATTTCTTGTGCTGTGCCAGCAACTCCAGCAAGTTCTTGCTCTGCTGTCATTTGAGCACGAGTTGTAGAATTGCCAAGGTATTCACGTTTCCCAGCAGCTATTTTCTTTTCTATGTCTAAGGCTTTTATGACTCGTTCTGCCTTATCTCCTAGCGCAGCCTCTAATCGCTTCTTCATCACTGGCGTTGTAAACTGACTAGCTATATCAAAGCCTTCTTGTTTAGCTTCTAGTCCACGCTGAAGAAACCCACGAATACCAGCTTCAAAATCAGATAACTTTCCAGCATCAGCAAACGATTTGCGGAGGTCTGCAATCTGCTCTGGCTCATACTTGAAAATGGTTCCAATCTTTTGAGTGTCAGTTGGATCTATGTCCATCAGCATTTTGAACTTGGTTTTTTCAAGTTCATTCAGACCAGAACTAGCATCTTCAAATGCTGCTCTTGCTTCTTTATATGTTGGAGATGCCTCATCAAGATGAGATACAAGTTGATCTTTTGTGTCTTGGATAAGTCGGGCTTTGTTTGTTGCTCCAACCTTTTTAGCTTCAGCAATCTTATCATCCAAGATTCGCTTTGCTTGGTCTAATACATCAAGAGATGTAACTGGCTTGTCTGCGTTTGCTCCAAACGATCTAACTTCTTTTATCGCAGCAGATAAGTTTTTGTCTTTTGCTATAAGGTTATTAAGCCCTTCATTTGCTATCTCTGGCGCTTCGCTTCTTGCTTTATCATAAAGAGGTTTAGCTAATGCAGCTCGTTCGTTTTTAAGTCCTTCAACTATGTTTTGCGCTGCTGTAGCTATGCGTAATCCACCTCTATATGGACTTACTTCAGGGCTAACTTCATTAAATACACCACTAAGTCTATCAAGCTGCTCTGCTGCTCTGCCTTCAATAGCTCGTTTTGCAATATCAATAGACTCAGGACGTTGCGCAACAATTTGAGCACTCTGTCTGATTCCTCCAGTTCCAACTGCTTCTGGCAAGAATAGAGGAAGTTTTAAGCGTTCTGCTTCTGCGGCTAATGCTTCCGCTGCTACCATCTCTTCTAACTTTACGTTTCTTAGTTGGCGAGCTGCCTCAAAAGTAGCTGCGCTAGGCTTATCAAAAGTAACCTTAATGTCTGGAGCCCACTGTGGAGGAACATCACCAACAGCGCCAACTTCAGATCCAAGCAATCCTTTTACTTTTGAAGCAAGTGCTGGAATGTCATAGCCATATCGTGCAGCTACATCGCCTAATCCTTGAACAAGAGCTTTTCCACCATAATATAATGTAGGTGTTAATGTAGCTCCAGCAAGACCACCAACAACGCCGCCAGTCAGTCTATTTTCCAGCCCTGCTTCTGCTGACCCAGCGCCCTGTATAGCTCCAGTAGCTAATCCACCACGAATAAGATTAGGAAGTGTAGTAGAAGCACTAGTTCCAAGTACAGTCTGAGCGCCAGGGATGCTTTCAACAAGCCTAGTAACAGTTGGCAAATACTTTGGTGCTTGCGTAGCTGCGGTTCCAAGGCCAGTAGCTAATGCCCCGCCAAGAATAGACCCATATTGACCAGTCTTAAACGCAGTAGGACTAGCTTCTTCCACACGTTTTAGTAGGTCTTGTTCTTCTTTGATAGCTTGAGAATATGGAACGCCAGTAAAAAGAGAACGTGCTCCAGCTATAATCTCTTCAGAAAAAGGATTAAGACCTTGACTGATACCGCCAGTAAGAGCTGCTAATCTGTCCAACTTCTGAACTTCTTGAAGTTGTTGCGCTTGCTTAATTTTACTAGCAGCAATATCAGCTTGAATTTGGTTGTATTTAACTTGCTCTGCTTCTGGCAATGGAAAAACTGCTGGGCTGGACGCAGTTGAACCAATATCAGCTAATATCGCAAATGGATCTAAATCAGCCATCTTACTTTGCCTTTTGAGTCCTAGTTAATTGCCAAACCTTTCCATATCTTTGAGCAAGGTTATTTGCTTCAGTAATCAAATTCTGTCGCTCTTGCTGCGTGATGTTTGCAGACTTAACTTGAGTTTGAATCTCAGCAAGTCTATCAATAGCCTTTTCGCTCGCAGATTTTGCTGGAAGCTCAAATGGCAATACCTTTGTGTTTATTTGTGAATCTGTTGGATCAATATGCTTGTTAGCAATTAGTCTATTCTTTGCCAACTCAGCCTGCGACGTATAGGAAGCGGTAGAAGCATCTTTGTATACCTTAAATGCTTTGAGCAAATCAGCCCTAGCAGTATCGGTAAGAGTAGAACCCTCTTTAAGAACTTTATTTAAGTCTGCTTTATACTGTTCAATAACAGGAAGAACGCTGATTCTAGCCTTAGCTTCATTTGGAGACACGATAGAAGTTGGATCTCCAATCTTTGTACCAAGACGAGCAATTTCATTGTCCGCTGCAAGACTATCTTGAGACATTAACTCTTCAATAGAATCATACATATTAGCAATGTTTGTAGCGTTTTCACCTTGCTTAGTTAATGCCTGTCTTTCTTTATCAATAGCTTCTTGCCTTCGCTGTGGCCCTTGAACGATTTCTTGCTCTGCAACTTTTTGTTGAACTTCTCTTTGTTGCTTTGGATTAAGGCCAGACATTTCTGGAGTTGTTGGCGTA